CGTATTTTATCACCAGAACTAATCCGCTCGTGCTTCTTAGAAATATTATAATGATCTAAAAGCTTATTGTAATATATAGAGGACTTAATATGAATTGGTGTTCCTTTTTTGACCATCCAATCTCTAGAATGTATGCTATATTTTTCATAATTCTTAACACCCATCACAAATGCAATATCTTTTATAGGCAGTGACTTGAAAATTTCATACGTCTCTTCGAAGATTTCATTCGTAGTATTTTGATTCTCAGTCATAATCATATGCTCGATAATTTTCTTCACATACGGCTTGATTGCATTGGGCATAGTGGTTCGAACCACTTCTACTCCGGTGTATTTAAATTTATTACAAACCACGCCCTCATCGTCTAATTTATGTAAGACGTATCGCTTCTTCTGTAAAAAGATGCCTTTATCGCAAATAGATTCTCGTTTAAAAACAAACCTAGGATCCTTAGTTAACAGGGTATCCTTTGCCCATTTTTCGATATGAACGTTTAAATCAGTTTCAATGTCTTGTACCAATTTATATACTCGTGGATCGATTTTATTATTTTTATGTAGTGGTATTCCTAAATGTTTGAGGATTGGAGTTATTGTACAATATGAGCTATCTGTGTCGTTATATATGATAGGGTCGTTGTTATCTAGGTCTCTGTCTGTTAGCCCTGTTATCTTCTTTACATAGTTTCTAAGAATAATATTACTTTGTTTGATCACATCTCTACCTGTTAGTGTGATTGATCTTGCGATGTCTCCATCACCCATTTGCGAGATTTTATTACCAAAATAACCATAGATTCTGTTAATAAGAATCTTTAAAGTGAATTGACCAATCCACAGTTGATCTACTCTAAGCTTAGTATCTTTTATCTTTTTTTGTAACTCTGTGCGCAGCTTATCATCTGTTTCTTGTTCTAATTTTACACCTAACTGATGTAATTTTTCACGAGCGGTGTTCCATTTTTGTTTTTTTAATACGCGGAGATCATAAAAATGATCTGTAATTCTAGGAAAGATTCCTTTAGTTTTTTGTGAAAATAATTTTTTAGCACGAGTGACTGCTATTTGATTTTTCTTACACCATTTATTAAAATCCTCATAAGACATCTCAATATCTTTATTATTAACTGTCTTGACAAAGACCTTACCATTATCTGTACCAACGATGCTGCCTACCTTGGTTTCTGGGCTTAGGTTGAGTGTTACCATCACACTAGGATATAGTGAATTCGCATCAAAAGATATAACATTCTCCTGGAAGCCACGTTGTGGTTCACCAACATACGCCCCTTCATACTTTTTAGAATCTCCTGGATCTTTTACAAAAGTTGGGATCACTCGCGGTGGATCTAGCTTACGTGCTTCGACAATTGCTCTACCGTTAACAGTGCTAATTGTACCTAATGCTGCGTTAAACGGAGTTAGACCTATATAAGACAACATCCGGGCAAGATCCATGTACATAAGTTTCTCCTCCAGTCGGACTAACAATCTAACATCATGTATATTGTAGTCAACAAACTTGTCCCAATCCTCTAAAGATAGGGCAGCAAGGTTAGTTTCTCCTATATCTACCTTGTTCTCTCCTAGTTCTATATACGCGATGTTATCTAACTTATAACTGTCTTTCATTCCCATGCTGAAGGTCTTATACACATCTAGATAATCAAGCATTGACACACCTTCTACTACATATTTTGTAGTATTCATACCAAAGTTACCACGATACACTCTCTGATAAATCGGCTTCATAATTTCATCATGCACTGGTGAGAATAATCGAGTCGCATCTTCTCCTAATAGATTTCTAACACGGTTTATTACATAAGGAACATCGAAGATCTCACTATTCCATCCTGATAAAATATCTGGACGATCTTTGACATAAAAGTCTAAAAACTGTTGTAATAGGTCGGTTTCGGATTGACAATGAACATATACAACGTCATCTGATTTTGGAGTGTATGCATTAATTCCCCATGTATAATATTTTTTTTTCACTGTGTCATACACAGTAATAACATTGATCATATGATTCGCTTCTTCAGGTTTTGGAAATTCATCTGGGGAATATGTTTCAATATCAAAGAACCATATCTTTAATGGAAATTTGGTAAAATCATCGGATTCGTTTACTTGCCAGAACCGATCTATAAGAAACTGTTGATAGGGAGTAATGTTTTCATAAATCTTATGATCGTTTAAATCTTCAATCCGCTTACGGCGATCTAAATTACTATTCGATAGTACTCTTCTAAGCTTAGTACCGTATAAAGATATACCATCATGTCTATTTGAATTTGTTTCATGATAGAAGTACGGTTGATAGGGACAGTCAGTTTCTATTCGTTCCCCATTCTCATCCCATGTATAGAGTCGCATGACTCTCTGGTTAGGTATATAAGCTAAATTCCTGTACACTGCTACGAGTATAAGAGAATTTTAAAAATAAATCAACTGATTCCGTTTTGGGAATTAAGTAACTTTCGACCTTTATCTGCATATGGAAGAGAGTAAAGTTCTTTATAATAATCTATGTTAGTCTCCATCCAGCGCTTATCCATATATGCTCGTGCTCGCTTACTCTCTTTTATATATTTTTTATAATCTCCAGTGATGTGTTCAATTTTATTAATTAGATCATCTCCAGTTTTAAACTTATGAAACGCAGTATCATATGTACATAAATCTTGACAAATACAAGGAATACCAAATGCAGCTGACTCAATAAACTTTAAGTCACTTTTTGCTTTATTAAAATTACTATCTTCTAATGGTGCGTAAAACGCTGTTGCATTTAAGGTGCTAATAAACTTTGGATAATCAACCAAATTTGTCCATGCATGATATTCAATTTTTTTCTGCGCGACTAAATCTCTTAGAGTTAAAGGAAAACCTCCAACAAACACCCACTGGAATTTGTCTACTGTTTTTCGTATAACATCATTAACATGAAAGAAGTCGTCTTTTTGTTTTATATTATTTTCAACATCAAAATGAGCACCACTACCACAATAAACAATTCGTGGTTTACTTTTATATTTTTGATAATTTTCTTTAATTTGCTTTAAATCATAATATCTATCCATCCAAAATTTTGGAATAAAATTAGGTATAACTGTAACATTTTCGTTACCAGTTTTATCTATATAATACTCCTTCATAAATTGATTCGTAACTGTAATCTCGTCACAAATCTGCATGATTTCCATGCTTGTTTGTCTGATACTAGGATCCTCAAATGCAAATCTAAACTTATTATAATGAGGAATATCTTCCTTGAAAATAAGATCGTCTATTTCGTAAATGACTCTAAATCCACACTCACCTTGTATTTGTTTAAGCCATTTAATATAGTTTAATTGAGACTCGGTTGCTTGTCGCTGTATTCGAATAGCTTTAAGTCCTTTATAGAAGTTTTTATCTCCTATCATTACTGTTCCGCCTTGTATATTAGCTTTACCGTAACAGTTAAGTAGAAGCTCGGGCCATATCATTCTCCAATGACCACAACCAGAATAATCAGCATAAAAATTTACTCCTCGTGGAAGGTCAGGGGCAGTGTGAGTAGTTGATTTTGCAGTTACTTTTGGTTTACGAATTTGATGTACACTACCCGGCGCGAGCGGATTGTTGATGATTGGAGGACTAAATGGTAGCCGTTGTGTCGTTGAATGAAACGGAGTAATCATTATATAAATTTATTCCGTTTCGTTAAGTAAATCCACTCGATTGGTGATACCGTTCTTTTTCTCTAACACTACAACGTCACCAGTTGCCGCTTTAACGGATTCCTTCCGGTGTGATATAATATAGATACTCTCGCTATATGTCTCAATACGTTCTTTTATAATATTAAGTACAAGCTCTACACCCTTTTCATCTAATGAACTATCCAGTAACTCATCAAACATAACTAGGTTGTATGCAATATCTCCCTGTAACCTTCTCATGTCCATGAATGTAAACAATATTGCTAGGTCAATATTTTTTCTCTCTGCACCAGAAAAATTAAAATAAGAACAATCTTCACCTTTTTCGTTTACGATTTCTTCTTCAAAATATTCATTGAACCTACATATACAATTCGCGTCCATCTTTTGAAGATAATACAACAATCTATTGTTTAGTACATCTAATATTTTCTTTACAATAAAAGACTTAACACCTTCTTCTGATAGAATATATTTTACAACTTCAAGTGTCGATAGACCCTTATATACTGTATTAGAATCATCTTCAAGTTGTTTAACTTCAGCTAAACTGTTATTAATTTTATTATCTAAATCTTGTATCTCTACACTTGTCTCACGATCTTGTAACTCACTTAAGTCTTTATTATTTTTTTCTAAATCGCTATTTAAATTCTTAATATATGCTTTGGCTAGCTTATTATTATTGTTTACGGTTTTAATATTAGAGATGTACTGATTAAT